CAAAACAGATTAACTCAAAATCATCTTGTACTTCATTTCTCTCCCCCTTCTTAACAAGTGAACCTACACCACGAGAAGAAACACCCATAGTAACACCTTGTCTCATTAAGTTAGCTGCTTGGTCACCAGGACACGATACAACACCTCTTTCGTGGAAACCTGGCGAGGTCAACAGTTTAATCTTACCCATAAGAGTATTACCTTCCCACCATATTTCAGTAATAAGGTGAGATACTCTATCCAAATCAATTAATGACGATTCGGGGTGATTAAGTTCTGATATAGATAAACCTTTTTCAATTGCCTTTCTATACACATCCGCCTCTCTCCTTAAAATCTTTTCAGGATATACTCTACCATTTCTATTTGGTGTATCATATTTCTGAAGAGTTGCATAAAACTCAAAAGGTTTAGAATGGTCTAACTGACCATATGATTCTCTTATTATCTCTGCATTACGACTATCATGTGGATTTATTATCCCCGCATCCCATTCTACTAAAATACCCTTACCGATATCGTTTGGTCCTAATATTTTCATGTTTTTTATTTATAAATATATCAGACCACTTCTTTTGACGATTTACTCTTGTGTACTTTGAAGTAATTAATACCTTTTAAACAATCGGTATATACTGATGAAACGATATTTTTAATCCTGTCTCTTAATATTGGTGATTTAAAATCTATATGATTTTTAAGATATAATGTTATCTCTAAATTCATAAAACTTCTCTTCCCTTTTTGTATTCCGCTACTCCTCAAGTCCAAATCCACTATATTATGTTTTTCAAATATTAGGGGGTCAACAACCTCCAAAAGAATGTGTTTTATATTTCTTTCCATTATCCCTGTTGCCCTATCCCAATTCTCAAATTCTTTTATTGGTTCTACCCAAGATTGTAAAACGATGTATATTGTTTTTAAATTTTTCGCATCTACTGTTCCGTAGTGGCACTTTGCGTCACTGAATAGTTTTAATTGTGACGTTTTTCCCTTCTTCATGTAATCCCATCTTTATTTAAAGTTTATTGATTTAAAGAAAATATAGTATAATATTATATTTATGTCAAAAAAAGTGATATTTATGTTATAGGAGATAAAAATATGTTAATAGTAAAAGTAAAAAAGAAAAATATAGAATCAGCCCTTAAAGAATATAAGTATAAGGTATATAGAACCAAACAACTTGAAAAAATAAGGGACGGTCAAGAATATACTAAAGACTCGGTAAAAAAAAGAGAAGAAAAAAAGAAAGCAAAATATGTTAATAAAAAAAGAAGGGACTCTGAATGAGTCCCTTTCTTTTTATTCTTCAGACCCCCTACTTCGGGAGAACTTTTCTAATGTTGTAAATCCTAATCCTGCCCAAACGATGTACATCATACCATCCCATACAAATTGTTGTAAAGGTATGTCCATGAATATGTTGGCAATAAATGCTACACACATCATAAAAAATGCTAAAATGGTAATAAATCTTTTTGATGATTTTTGACCATCCACATCACCCATTAAAGACATAAAAAACTTTCTCATTTGAATTTACTTAAAACCCATTTTTTAAATGTGACCCAATTTTCGGTAAAAAAAACACCAAAAGCAATACCAGCGAGAATCTTTTGACTTAGCAACCATAACAATAAGCCTAATAATAAACTAATTACACCTTTAATATTATAATCAACAACCCAATTTTTACATATATTATAAACTTTTAATATAACATATTTAACTTTACTCATAGTCCTTTATTTAACTGTTGTAATTTATATAATGAAAATATAGTATTTTTTGATTCATTAATTTTGTTAATTGTTGATTGAATTTTTTCTGACAAGTCCGACTCTTTTGATTCGTTTAAATTTTTTGTAAGTTTTTTTATTACAGAATTTTTAACCTTATTAATTTCCTCAGTTAACTTTTCGCCTTTTAATGATGTTAGGTGTTTAAATTCTTTCTTTTCTTCCTCATTTAAATTTTCAAATTCTTTGTTAAAGGTATTGGTTGCAATTTTTAACATAGAAGATAAAGGTATATTAATAGAAACATTTTCCCCAACAACTTTTGTTGTCATAAGATTTTTCTTAATTCTTTGTTTAGACTCAATAAGCGATTCTAAGTTTTTAACCACATTTTTTGTATAAACTTGTTTATCTATATCTTCATATTCGTTATTTACATTTTCTTCAAGGACACTATCAATCCATTCACCTAATTCTTGAATTTTCTTTTTATTAGTATCTATAATGTTCTTTAGGTGTTCAAAAGATTCAGATATATAATCATCAACAACACTTTCACTTAAACCTTTTGGTGAAGACAATTCATCATACAAAAAATACACCTTAGCGATTGATTTCTGTTCTAAAACGTATTTTTTAAATCCTTTAATATTCTTCTTAAAGTCTTTATCATAATGACCTTTAGAAAAAACTTTCTCTATTTTTGTTTTAATATATCCAAATGAATTCATAATATTTTATTTTATAAATATCAGTCTTTTAGTAATGCGTTCAGTTTATTCTCTATCTCACCTAAAGACTGCCTTCCTTTTGATAAATCTAATATACTTTTACCTTTAATAATATCGTCCTCAACTAATAAATCCAAATCTTTATTTCTTATAAATCTTTCAACTGGTGGTTCTTCTGCAGGAGGAGTTTCGCCACCACCACCTTCTTCCGCACCTCCTTCTTCTCCACCACCTAAATCACCACCTAAATCACCACCTAAATCACCACCTAAATCACCACCTAAATCACCACCTCCCATCGGTGGAGGTGCTCCACCTCCCAAGTCTCCCATACCTCCGTCATCAGTAGTTTCTCCACCTTCAGCATCTCCAGCCTCACCAGGTTTGTTTCCATATAATTTGTCAAGATTTGCGAATATACCTGTCTTAGAAATAACTTCAGAAGTTTTTTCAAGTTCACCTGCAACTGCCTTTTCTATACGTTGTTGTTGTAAGTCTAACTTAATTTCTTCATCACTAAATCCAAGTATATGTTTCTTAGCCCAAGATGAAGAAACAGGTAATATACCGTTTCCTGGGTCTGTAACCGCATCTCTATATAACTGAATTTTTTGTTGCCATTGTTCAACCTTAAGGAGGTCAGCTTGTGTAGATGGGTTAGTTAAACCTAATGTAAAGTTACCTAACTCATCTTCAAATCCTAATAAATACAAGTGTATTATTGCAATTTTATTTAATTCTTGTATCATAGATTTTTGAATTCTATTGATAGTACGTGCAAATCTAATGTCCTGTAATGATAGATTTTTACCATCACCAACCACTTCTTCAAAACCCAAGAAAGCCTTCGGAACTCTTAGTGAAGTTAAAAGTTTCTTTTGAATGTATTCAATATCTGCAATCTCTGATAGGTTTTGTGCACCAGGTAAAGTATCAATTGGGTTGGGTGCGTTAGGGTCACGAACAGGAATAAAATAATCTTGGTCAACGGCCATTTGGTTGTACCTTAAATCTACATTACCATTTGTTGAGTCCACAATTTGGTCTCTTTTAAACTTATTAGCAACCCTGTTTACATATGGTTCAACATCTTTGTCGTCCATATTACCAACGAAGACCTTAAACACTCTCCTTTCAGGTGCTCTTGATGTTCTATAGATTAACATCGCATCTTCAGAAAGGATAAGTTGTTTCCATATTCTTCTACCTTTTTCCAACATAGACGTACCATAAGGTAATTTTCTATCGTCACCTAAAAGTCTAAAATGGGCAATCTCCCATGTGTTAAATTCCATGTCTTTATTTTGCCATAAGAACTTTAATGCGTCATTTTCAGTTTCAGTAGTGTTTCTTTCAGGTTTAATTTTCATACCTCTCTCCTGACGTGCTATTTCAATATTAGGTAATTGTTGTGCACCCATAATACCTTTTTCTGGGTCTAATTTTAGGTATACGAAATTATCACCATATTTACACGTATTACGTGTCCACATAGGTAAATTAACATTTATATCCAATCTATTATTAAATAAATCACCTAATATAGATTTTATTCTTTTACTTTCAGAATAAATCTGTAGGATGTACCCATCTTCATCAGGTGTTGTTGACTCTTCCGAATATATATCTAATGCTGCAGAAATTTCGGGAGTATATTCCATACTCTCATAATCATAAAACGAGGCCAAACGAGTTGGTTCATAATAAACTGCTTGGGTGTAAAGATTGTTCTCAATCTTTTGCCATTGTTGACCTAAATAAAGAGTCTGTTGCGCTTGTAGTTTTTCTCTTTCGTATTCTTTTTTGTCAGTTGTTTTTAATATTTGTTTTTTGTCAAACTGATATACAGGTGCTTGTTGGTCCAAAGTAGAGTCAGGTCCGAAAACCTTACTTAACCTCTGCCATATTGTAAAATTATTATTCTGAGCCATCGTTTTTTAGATAAATATAATCTTTACTTAAATTAATTAAAGGTTATCTCCTCATACCACCAAATAACCATCCGTAGTCCTCATAATCCTTTTTTGTGTATCCATCTATTCTTCTATGATGGTTTTGATTATTTGGCATTACAGGTAATCCAGGGTTAAAATCTCTTGTCGCATTTTTAACAGGAGTTTCATTAACCATCCAACTTTCCATCATCGCCTTAGTTTGTTCGGTAACCTTTTCAAGTTGTGTAAATGAGTTTTCACCAACATATATCGCCATAGCCATTGCCATGATAAGGTCGTCGTGTTGTCCTTTAATGTGGTCAGGTCTTCCGTTAATATATACAAATGTATTTAATTCATTCATTAAACGAGAAGAACGAACAATAAAATTGTGTCTTAAAGACTCTTCAAAAGATGCAACGATTTGAACACGTTTTGAATTAAAGTTAAGACCTGGTATTTTTTCTATTGCTTTTGGGTTGTATTTCCATTTGTCGGCAGCATTTATACCATCAACATATAAATCCTTATAATTCATTTCCTGAAGTTTACGAGCGGTAGAAACCCCCATACCTCCAGTAATATCAATCACAACAAACGCGGAATACATAGTCGCCCATTTGTATGCGACCTCAGCAGCAACATCGGGAGGTATCTTACCTAAGTACTCCAATACCTGTTCTCGTTCATCAAAGTCTATAATACAGAATGTGGTAAAGTCTTCACTATCACCACGAGAAACATCAATACCCATAATA